ACACATCGCAAGACGTTTTAGAGAGGCTAAAAAAACTCTAACCCCACCGCGTCGGTAAAACTATTTATGACAAATTCTCGATGGTACGCGCTTATCGCAATACTCGTTTTCATCCTATCAAACCAAGCAGCGTTGCTGCATAAACCGGAGCTCGATGCGTGGATGACGGTGTTGGCTTGCGGCTATTCACTAGCGGCAATTATTTACTCTGTAAAAGAATCTTAACCCCACCGCCTCGGCGGAATGATATGATATGCGACAAATAAAATTCAGAGCGTGGGATAAAGAGAAAAAATGCTGGCTCTCTTTCGATGAAGACGATCCGATCGGAGAAGATTATGAGCTTAAAGAGGACGCAAAGGGTTGGTATATGTTCTTTGATTTTGATAAAGAACGTGTCGCCCTCATGCAATTCACCGGTCTCCTCGACAAAAACGGGAAGGAGATTTTTGAGGGGGATGTTGTGACATGCGACTGTTACCCATTCATTGATAAGGGCAAGCCGAATTACAACGCTACGGTTGAATGGATTTTTAGCCAATGGCAGCTTGTACTTCACTGCGTAAATCCAGAGAAAAGTGGGATCTCAGACGGAATCAACTCTGGGTTGAACGACGACGGCATCGAAGAGGGAGAGAAGACAGACTTAGAAGTCATCGGCAACATTTACGAGAATCCTGAACTCTTAACCCCGTGAACCTTCACGGATGAATGAAAGAAAAATATATGGTAGGACTTTGTTCTTGTCCGACGGATTGCGCTGTTACGCTTCATACAGTGCGTAAGCCGATCTTTCACTTTTTTGGATGGCATATCGGTAGGATTGAATATGAGTCGTGGAGATGTGGTTTTTGTCACCGTGAATTTGAAAAAGCTCATTCAGTGAGTGGTTGGTATATCGTCAAATAATATGTCTCCCCTCAGCCAATGCTGTAACGCAGAACCACTCGTACGTTCAAAAGACAAGAAACGTGGGTTTTGGTGTTCAAAGTGTGGGAAGGAGTTTGCGGAGGAAGAATCAGCGAAGACGCCAGACACAATCGACACTCTCATCCGTGATCTCACTCGTGCTGGTTCAATCCCCAAGAGCGAAGCACGGAGACGGATTGAGAATCTGATCTCCGAAGCCATCCGCAGAGACAGAGCGGAGTTGAGGGAGAAGCTGAAAAGAAAACTGGGAGCATTTGGTTTGCTTGAAACGGACGCAGGCATCTCCGAAAGATTGCTTTCTGTATTCGACTCCTCTCACACGAAATAGAATATGAAACCTTCATTAATATTTTTAGGCGGACTTTTCATGGTTTTTATACCTACTCTAATTCTCATCTTAGCTAAATCGCATGACAAAACACCATCCAAAAAAAAACATCGTTATGACGCGACCCGCGTATTTCATCCGGTATATCAAGAAAAACTCAGACGGGAGCAAGACGTACTATTGGGATGATGGAAGTGCGTATGTAAATATTAAAGACAACCGCTCACCCGCTATCGCATCATTCACGATGCCAGATGGGTCAACAACGGAGCAGGTAAAAGCACGATTGAAAGAAGAGTCGGATAAGGCATATTCAATGCGTGTGGAACTTGAGGAGCTGAATAAATAGCTATGTTCGACTTCATCCTTCTAATCCCCACACTCATCTTGTGGGTGTTGGATTGGGGTGTCCCCGCTCATTCTCTTGAAGCAAACCTTCTCGCTCTTGCGATGGGCATCTGGCTAATAACTGCAAATATCATGTGCGATGCGTATGACGATTTTAATTGTAGGACTGCTCATCTTCTGCGGCGTCGTAGTTCTAGGGGGAATGGTAATCGGGGTGATGTTTGTATGTTTATCTTTAGCAAATATGAGGATACGAAATAGATTCTTGAAATCGCGACCACCAAAAAATCAAAGAGTTGCACTAACATACTGCCAGTCAGGAAAGCCGTGTTACGACAAAAAGACGGCTCAGACAGCACGGAATATGCGAATGAAACAGTCGCATATTTTTTTGCGCATTTATCAATGTGAAATTTGCAACCGATTTCATCTCACGAGTAAAATTGAAAGGTAATATCGGCAAATAAGCCGGGTATTTCAAACGCATGGCAAAGAAAAAGGGGAAGGGCGGCAAGAAGTGCTAAGGCACAAAACCCAGCGAAATGCTGGGTTTTTTTGTTTGCATTTTACGATTTTTCAATCTGCACAAGACGTCATGGTGTATACTATTGACAAAAGCCTATTTTTATGGCTATTTGAATGCGATATGCAAAAAATCTTCCGCGCTGCTTTCGTACTTTTTGGACTATGTTTCGCTTCTGCTGCGTTGGCATCGTCTGGCGCGTGCTCTGGACACGGTGGAGTAAATTGCGCAGCGGGGTCCGATTATGATGGATCAGTGGTCTGCTACGACGGATGGACGGGGAGTAGCGTTTTATACTCGTCTATGGACTCGTGTCGTTCGGATTCCACTAGTATTAAAATCTCATGTGCTCCGTTTTACGCCACAGACTGTCTAGTAGACGACGTAAGAGCCTCTTGCGCTCGTCAGGGGCTTTCCGGGGTGTGCCAGGCTCAAATAGACAATTGTCAGCGACAGGCTGATGCATATACCAAACAAAAACAGGAATACGATCAGTGCATGTCGAATCTGATCAATTCCGTGAATCTTTATCAGCCCATCTCAAATCCTTCTACGGTTCAGGTTCCCGTAGATACAACGATTTATTCTGACGCATTCTATGAAACGCAGTGCGAAAACAAAATTGGGCCAACGTCAAAATACGATCCGGTCACCAAGAGCTGCGTGTGCCTCGCTGGGTATCAGTTCAACTCAACAAAAACGACTTGCTCGCTTTTAGTGCAGAGTCCTGCCACTCCAGCGCCGTCTGAACCGATCAGACGAAATTTGGCAGATGAATATTCAAATGGCGCTTCCGCCGCAAATTCCGTTATAGATAAACTCAAAGAGATTAGATCGAAAAAGATCGAACCAACAAAGAAATTCGTTACCACTTCTAGACGTATCAATGTGCGCTCTACGGGGTCGTTCAGATCAAAGATTCTAGGAAATACAACTATTAAGAAACAATACGAATTACTAGATCAAAAAGGGGATTGGATAAAAATTCAATTTGGTAGCAAAAACGGATGGATACTTAAAAAACTGTCTAATTCTAAATAAAAATATGCTTGATAGCGATCGTGAAGATACCGATGCGGGAAAGGACGGCGAATTTGAAAATGGCTTTTAACTATAAAAGTATGAATGTAATTTTCACCGCGCTCCTAGCGCTATTGGGAATGAGTATCGTATATTGGCTGATCCAAAAAGCTGCGGAATGGATAGATTCCATACGTCTGAGAAAATGGAAGGTGCCTGAAGGAATGGGTACGCGAAAAGACGGGTCACCGATATTTGATCACAAGGGGAAAATTATCAGCACACAAACAAAAGAGTAGGCACGAGGGCCTACTCTTTTACGTTATGCGCTGCGGCAGCTTTAGTAATTATTTTTATCGCCTCCTCAAGTTTTCCAGAGGCTAGAAAATTTGCGATCTGTGTTTTCTGAATTGCTCCGATCGTCTTCCATGCCGTTGAATCAACAAGTTTTGACAGACCGCCCATCGCGATATCGCCTAATACTGCACCAGCGCCTCCACCAACAGAAGATCCAATGACAGCGCCAGCAGTTCTTCGGATCGTCTCTGTGATAGGTCTCCTTTGCGACTGTGTACGTTCAAGCGTATCTTCCAGAACCTTCTGAGTTTTCGACCAAAAACTGTATTCACGATTTACTTTTGCCAAATCGGGGAACTCTTTCGCCAACTCACTTCGCAAAGAATTTGCTGCGGCTTTTTTCGCGTCTAAAATCGAACCTTCCGTAACTGTCTTTCCATAGAATCCCTTGGCATCTGCGATACTCTTATCCCAAATCTGACGTAACTGCCTAACACTTTCATACGGGGCGTCCTTCTCACCAATCTGCTTAATGATATTTTGGAATCCTTCAATGTGCTGAACAGCTTGAGGATCTGCCACTACCATTTTTCCGTTTGCGCCCGGAACCATAAAAGATTGTTTCGTCCTTTCAAGATCGTCAGCAACATTGGCCAAATTCACTGGCGCATTCTTTGGAATCTTCCCAAGCTCTGCGTCAATAGCTTGTCCTGCTACTTCAACGCCTTTCTCTGCCTTTTTCATTAAACCAGCTCTTGAAAAAGCGCTCACTTTTTTATCAATCAACTGCGGAACTACAGTTTGTGCAATAGCTTTATTTTCCTTTGTAGTTGCGCCAAGAGCTTGTGCATAGCTCTTTTCAGCCGAGACCTTCAATGGATTCTCTACGGCCTTCCCAAGAGCTCCAAGCGCTTTTCCCGCTACAACACCACCAGCACCAAGAGCGGCATTTTCTGCTACGTCTTTCGCGCTCCCTCCTTGAGCCGCAGTAACTCCAGCGTTTGCTGCTCCTTCAAGCCCTGCACCTGCAACAACTTTTGCAGCTCCACGAAGAAATGCAGGAAGTTTTGATGCATCAAGTGCAGCTTCTGCCGCTTTAGCCCCTTTTGATACAGATCCGCTTGGAATAAGGAACTCTCCAATTTTTTCAGTTCCAAACCCTATTTTTTGAGCCGTATTTTCAGGCTGTATAGCTGGCGTATTTCTTGAATCCTCAGCAAATTTTGATCCTTGGAATGCCCTTTTCCCAGTGAGTTTACCAATAGTTGCGTTATATCCTTTCTCTAAAATGTTTGAACCCGAACTAGCGACACTTAATGCCGTATCAGCTATACCTTTGAGCTGCCCCGTTAGCATATCTCCAACGGCAGAAGCTGGATCAAATTTTTTATGCAATTCTTCTGCCTTATCAAGCCAAGACTTATTCTGTTCCGGTTGGGCCGTTGGCGCTGGATCAGTTAATGGCTGAGGTGGTGGCGACGCCTGTGCGGACTTAGCAGCCCGAATTTCCATTAATTTTGCCCGTACAGCCGCCGGATCTACTTTTTGGCTAGATGTATCAGATGGCGCGATCTGCGAGCTTCCAAGGTCGGAATTTTGAGAAGACGCTTTTCGCGCTCGAATTTCCATGAGCTTTGCACGGACTTCCTGAGGGGTTGGCATATTTTTATCCAGTAGAGTTTAATTCAGAGAGAGCCGTAGCAAGCTCTCCGTTTTTTCCGAAAAACCGTTGATACACGGATTTTTTCACATCGTCCGTGCTGCGAGAGAAATTCATACCACCTCCCCAGCGAAGCGCGTATATTTTTTTAATCAAATCAGACTCAGACGCATCTTTTTTCATTGACTTTATTGCGTTGATAATGATCGGCGTATTTGGCCCATGTTGAACGACGGTGCTCCAGATAACGTCTTTAAGCGTAGGGGATAGGTCATCTACGTTGATCCCAGATTGTGCCAAAATCTGCTTTTGAGGTTCAAAGTGTGTTTTTTCAATGTAACCACGCTGCGCCTGCTCAAATCCAGCAGGATCTTTTTGCGCAACCTCTTTCCATTTATCTCTAAAAGCTTGGGAGTTAAACGGGATTCCAGCAAAATCTTTCGCATATGGCGACTGATCAACAAAACTCTTCGCGTTGTTGTGCGCGAGCTGATACGTTCCATAGCTCCATCCACCAGTATTATCTTTCCCAATCGCTCCAGGATTACCGTTAGACTCAAATCTTGCTGACAAAGACCCAACAGATGGGGAGCCGTTTTGTGACGTGCTCAGGTCATTAGTTTTTCCCAAGCTATCTAAGATATCCTTGTCACTCATGCCAGGAAAAGCTGCTCGAAGTTGAGTGATTTCATCGTTTGTTGGCGCGGTTGGCTCAATAGTTGTTGAAGCGCTTCCAGCATCAAACTTGGACACATCAAAGCCAGAAGCGGCATAGTCGCGAATATACTGCTGCTGCTTATCTTTGAGCATCCCTTGTACATTTTCGAGCTTTGCTTTTGCAACCTCCGGCGTATCCGTGATTTGTGGAAGCATTTTTTTATACTTCGCAACATCTTCTTGTCGCAAGACGCCGCCTTCCATGTATTTACCAACCATTTGAGCCGCTGTTTCCAGTTTTGCGCTCGCAACCTTAGATTCCGTATCGTACGGATTCAAGGCGTTCAGACCAGAAATTGGGCCAAATAGATTCTTCTTGTTTTCCACTAAATCCTTGATCGGATTTAGAACGGCTTCCATTTGAGCGCCGTCAGACAAAAGCTGAGACTGCGCAGCTGACAAAGGACGGCCGCTCGTGTCTTTACCACTGGATTTTAACCAGCTCGCATACGTTCCCGGACTTCCAGCGAGTTGCCATTCTTTATACGACGTAGGCGTACTACCTGATCCATTTCCATTAACAGTAGCTTTCCGATTTGCGTCCTCATTCTGGTAATTGTTATACGTTCCTTTGTACCCATGGGCCACAGCATACTCGTATTCTTGGGCAGACGATGGAAGATTTTGCTTAGGGCCTGGACCGCCTATTTTTGTTGCCGTTTTTCCATCCGGTGAAATAGACCAAAGCTCACCGTTCACTTCCTTGATATCCGTTTTTGCAAATTCCGCAGGTATTTCTTGCGTGTGATATTCGAGTTTGCCTGTCGCAGGATTTACTCCGGATACAATGACGTGATTGCCAGATACATCAACCTTCCAGTCGATTTTATTTGCCGTTTTATTTGCCGCATTCATCCGCAAGGCTAATTCCGTTTCAGTGAGTCCAGTGTTCTCAAGGAGGTGCGCAATGGCATTTGGATCTTTTTCTTTTAACTGATCAAAACTCATCCCATTTTGTCCGAGCTGAGTAACGTAGTCTTTCGCCTTGCTTTGCTGCTTCTCCAGATAGGCGTTGTACGAATCAGCATCCATTTTCTTTCTTTCGCGCTCAGACTGGATTTTTGCCTCAGCATCCTTGTTCATTTCCGATAAAATACCAGTAATTTTCGCGTCGCGCTCTAGGTTGACGCCTTTGATTGCCGCATCACCGGCTGCGCGCTGATTTGCATCGTTTGCCGCTCCAAAAACTGAGCCAATGAGACCAGATCGTGCGTTGATCGCGCGCGTGCTTCCTTCGTTTGCCGTGTTTGTAACCGTCTGCTTGCGCACCATGTCGTCATAAATCGCATTGACAGCATCAATGCGAGCCTGCGCGTCTTTTCTTGCTTGTTCCTTGATCGCATTTTCATCCACCGCATATTGCTTGAGATATTCATCTCGAGACATCGTTGATGGCGAATATGAAACCGGAGGCGTCGTTGTGCTGTCATTTTTCACGCTCGTGCTCGATGAAGGTGGCGTTGTGCCGGTCGGGGTAGTGGCTGGAGCGGATGGCGTTGGCGGCGTCGGCGCATTCGGCGTAGCTCCCGTATTCAGCTTGCCGTCTGGTGTGTAGCGATAAATACGTCCAGTCAAATCAGATCCATACCCCGCTGGAAGGGCAGAATTTGCCTGTACGGAGCCCGTAACAGGTACAGGGGTAGCAGAACCCGTTTTTGCGATATTCTGCTGCTCTACGCGCAATAAAGTCTGCGCCGGCGTCTCCGTTGTTGTTTTGAGTGGGGATGTGGCCATAGAAAATTAAAGAGATTCTGCGGTGTAAAGAATTTTTACATCGCATGTCGTGACAAGAGATTCTTGTACGGTGAAACCAGTTGAAGATCTATCTGTAATGCTTCCAAGACATTTATTTCCCGCGTTATCGCATGCAAAAGCAGATGACCCGTCATATACGCCCATTCCTACTCCTGCTGATTTTAATTGCACAACTCCAGCGTCATTAACGAAAGAATTTGCAGACGTTCCAGTGCCATAGCATCCAGATACAAGAGACATCTTTGCTGGATAGAATCCAAGCGTTGTCGTCGTGTAACCGGATGTTCCGTTGTTGTATGTGATAGATCCAACTGCGTAATAATGCGGAAATGATATCGAAAGGCACGTTGAACTCAACGCGAGGCCTATACGTGCATTTCCTGTCGATGGAGTTTTTGATATTTGACCAGATGCGCCGTTCAAGAAATACATAGCGCCAGGCGTCAATCCGCTAAGCGTACAAGCGATCCCGCCTGGCTTTGCATATGTGACGGTAGAACCAGCGGCAACGCTATTTGCAGCAAATCCGACAAAAGAATATGTCGATGTACCGGACGATGTATTGATAACAGCAATGCTAGACGTTGGCGTTGCGTATAACGCCTGCCCCGCTGTTATTGATTGATACGCAGTTCCGGTCGCATATGACGCATAAAATCCAACGTCGGCGTACTGTTTATTGACCACATCGTACCCGTTCGATGGCGTAGCTGTCACGCGAAACGATGCGCCAGTCGAGGTCGCAGCTCCGGCGATCACCGTTGGACCGTTCACCGTAACCGTTTTATCCGCTCCAAACGTCGGGCTAACGTATAAAGCGCCATTTGAATCAAATGCAAGAGATCCGGTAGAAGATGCGTTCACGCCAAGCTGCGAGCTCGTTAAAAACGTTCCTTTCGTTGTAGACGCCGAAATGCCTCCGGCTGCTCCGCTTGAAAGGCTGACCGTGCTCACGCCGTCATCCGAATACTGCCAAGAATGAGACGTCTCGTTGTATTGTAGATACGGAAGGTTTGTTGTTCCGTTATCTGCTCGCAGCTTTTTATTTGCGCCCGTTGTCCCGTCTCCGATGCTGAACGTCGAAGAAGCAGACTCCTGACCGTTCAAGATGCGCGAAAGTACCGCAAGTTGCGGGAAGTTTGAAATCTTCACGGATGCGCCACGGCGATGCTCAAATTTGAGCGCCGTGACTTCCGTTTTTCCGTCCACAACATCAAGGCCGCGCCCAACGATTGTGCAGGCCGTAGCGACGCAATTTGCGGTCAAAAACTCCTCGCTTGTCGTTCCTTCATCAATGACGAATCCGTAGAAACCATTTAGACTTCGAAGTTGTTTATCCGTTCCTCGCGTAAGCGTAAAGCTCGTTGCAGATGGGGTGATTCGCGATGCAAGCGAGTCTGGATATACGGCGACAACCGTAGGGATTTGCGCGCCAAGAGCGTCTGGAATCTCTAGCTGAGAACCAGCTTGAATGACGTTTGGATTACTAATCCCATTTATTTGCGCAAGCGCGTCAACGCTTGTTCCGTATGTTTGCGCAATCTTCGAAAGTGTATCGCCGCGCTTAATTGTGTACGTCGCCGCATAAGCGGGCGACGACATACCGACCGCCGTGAGGACGATCATGAGGCTAAAAATGATGCGTTTGATGTTCATAGGTTTAGATTCTGTATTTTGATGGGACTTTTGGTGAATAGAGCCGGACGTCGTGATCCATTTGCTTTGTGACGGATACATATCCGATGCCCGTGGCGACATATTTAATGCGACGAACATCAAACTTGTCTGATCGCCAATGGATTTCGCGGAGATAGTGAAACGCCTCGACGCCATCGCCGCCGCCGCCAATCTCTTTTGATCCAATCGTGCTCGAACCCACGAGCACGCGCTGACCTTTGTCAACATACGGCCCATCTCCGTCGATTTCTCCGATGAGAACGTCAGAGCCGCGATCTGTCGATACGTATATCTCGAGCGTTTGCCCTGATTGAATTTCCCCTTCAAGCGTGAGCATTTTGACGCGCTTGAGATTGCCTGGAATCCGTAGATTCGAAACGTCTCCCTTCCAGTAGTTATCAATCAACGCATCGCTATCATCGAATCCGGAGAACAGTGTGACGACATTGTTAGAGATGCTTTCACCGGCAAGCAAAACGCCTTGTGCAATCGTCGTGCAAGCAACGTAGTAATTTCGGACATCAAGGCTTTTCCAAATTTTGTGATAGAGAAAAAGCACGTTATTTACGTTTGAATCGCTTGTTTTTGCGCTAAAAACAATATAATCGTTCCATTCCTTCATCTCGCAGTCATCAAAAAGATATCCGCTAAAATCAAAACTCGTCGTGACGTCATCTGGAATGACATCAGACGACCCAGAATTGAGGATGAGCTTGCGAAATCGAGGCTTTGATTTATCTGAAACGTCGATATAGAAAATACCAACGCTTGAAGCAACCGCCGCGCGGTGGCTTGGAATGCCAACGCTGTGACGATAGATGTCATTAGACGCGTTTGTATCTGTGTTTGTGAGCGTGAGTGCCCATGCGCGAAACTCATGGAAGCAAAACATTGTATTGCCAAGAGGCAGAATGAGCTGCGACTTGCCACCACCGTCGTCTTGTCGAAAGATGAAACCTTCACCGGCCAAACGAGGGTCTGACTTTGTAAAGTCCGAAATGCCTTTGTTATTTGAATCCTCCCATTGATACGTGGCCGTAATGTTGTTGACGCCAACAACCGGAGCCGCGGCAAACGTCACAGAATAGCCTCCTGTAGTGTAGTTGATCGTTCCGGTTCCTCCAGCGGACCCCGTCAAAACACCGTTGTAGTCATCCGTAAATGTTTCCGTTCCGTCCGTGATGGTCACGTCAAAGCACGTGCGCGTCGCGCCGGCCCCTTTGAAAGAAAGTGTCCCTGAAAATACCTTTGTGGCTCCGTCGCCATTATGGCGAGCTTCAGCGGTCACTATCGTATATGCCGCATTGTCAATATATGAGCCGTAGACGCCCGTCTTGTCTTCTTTTCGACCCCACAGCCACATTCGGTTTTGATAGACGCTTATATAGCCCTTAAAGTTCTTTGACGAGTTATACATGTCTGTATAGCTTGTCGGATTTGCCGTCATGATTTTGAACAGCCCGCTATTCGGAGAAGACAGCCAGCACTGCGCACCTGCGTTTGTTGCGTAGTTTGAAAATTCGACATCTTCGCCGCTTGCTGCCGTTCCAAGCATATCCGTTCCAACTTCTGTCCAAGGGCCATTTGTTGCATCGGATGTCGTATAAACTTTTTTTCCATACGTGCAAAAATATACCTCCGTCCCATCCGCCTTATATGACGTATGTATACCAGTAACGCGCCCAATGCCTGCGATTTCCGTTCCTACGACGCGAGACCCGCGCGATAACTCGATCTTGTCTCCCTTCGTCATCCAGTTCATCGAATCGGAAGAAGCGCCGGACGGGATAGATTGCGGCTCAATAGCGTTGATGATTCCGTATTTGAAGTCTGTGACAAGAAAATCGCGCATAGGTTTACATCATGGAAAGAGGGAAGTCAGACTCAAAATCCAATGGAACGGCATTTTCTACCGCCCGTTTTTGAAGGCTCACATCCCAATCAATCATGGAATCAAGGAGCATATTTTTTTGAACAGTCCAACGATCGTCCCACGTCATACTTCGTTCGCCTTGGTCAATCGCAAAGTATTCCGTCGCCATTTGTAATCCTAGAAGTTTGTGAAACTTTGCGGGCCAGACAGGGGACGTTGTGCTCGTGATTTCATCCGTCTGCTTGATGTAGACATGGCTGACCGTCCCCGTTGGCGGGCCAATAAGACGAAAAGACGAATTTCCAAAGTACAAATACCATCGCAAAGACGAGTTTGCGAATAGAGGATATTGCTCAAATGGGATTTGATATATCGGGACATTTCCAACAAACATCGCAATTGTTCGAAGATAATCAATCGGAAGCGGTATTGCGGATGTTGACGCGGCGTGAGATGCATCCATCTTCTTCAGCATCTCCCAGTCGCGCATGCCCTCGATGATATCTTTCGCCTTATTCATGATTTGATACGTCAACGTATCGTCGAGCGTATCGTCAATGAGTCCTTCGAAAAATGTTTTAATCTCAGCGCCGGTCATAGATGTTTATTATTCGCCTTGGTACGCCTGTGAATGGAAGACGTGCTTAATCGGATATGGCCATTCTGCGACTTCCGTGATTGGAATCTGCTTGAAGTCTGAGATGCCATATAGCGACTTAAACAGCGTTTCAGCCGTAATGTCGCCACCGCTAAACGCGATCAAAGAAGGCTCGCCAGATGTTTTCACACAGAGAGCTGAACCTCCCTTTTTTTTTAAGATTTCGATATGCATATTACGTTTAACCGCGTGAATCATTGGGGATCCAAAAGGATAATTCCAAGCAAACCGGAGATATTGCAGCGTCTCGCTATCGAACACGTACCAGCATTTGCCGTACTCATATCCAAAGATAGCGACTTCATGCGCATAGACCGGATTGCTCTCGTCCCAAATAACATAACCGTTCGCGTCCATGCGATACGATCCAGAAACGTCTACCTGCAACGGGGAATATTTGAGCCCATTCATGAGCGATTGCACGGAATTATCGCCAAGCCACTTGTACAGGAACGAGTAGAAATTGAGGTTTTTCTTTCCAAGAGCAAGCAAGGACGCGGAAAGAGGGGAATACACCTGATCAAGCGTCATGTCCTGCGTATATGGATAGTCCGACTCTAAAACGTACCCGTTCAAGCGACGCCAGTCCGCAACCTTGCGCTTCCCGTTTCCGCTCCCTCGAATCGTCCCAGACCCAATGCCGAGAAAAATGTCGCTCCAGTTCACGAACTCGTCATACTGGCGTTTTACCAAAAATTCCGCGATATTGTTTGCAGAAAAAGACACACACATGTACGTATCACCGAAGCGATTGCGTTGGAGCTCCGGATTTGGCGCGTAGTTTGCCCATTGGCCGTCATCGACAAGAACGTCAAAATCCGGTCCAGTTGCGCCTTCTGCGCCAAGAACGTGGTCTTCATCTTGCGGCGACTCAACGACAAGACCGCCAACAGGCTGTTTTAGGTCTTCAGGCGTTGCAAAAATGATTTCAGGCATATAGTTAGCCGATAGATACGGAAACGGTTGTACCGTCAATTTTGAATGAAGAGGGAACGTCATTAAGCACGTTTGTAACTTCGCTTTCTTTCTGAGCGCGAATAAACTTTGCTTCTTCTGCCCGTCGCTGCTCTTCCTCGTATGTAGCGATTAGGTTCTCGCCAAAAGTCCGAATCTGCTCTGCTGTAATCCCATCAAAATACGTCATGGTCGCGTTTTTCAGCTCTGCATCTCCCTCAACAGCCATGTCAGAGAAGAGTTTGAACTCGATAAAAGGGCTGGAGTTTGAATCTGAGACGTGCGGGATAATTTGGAGGTTATATTTCATAGATTTGTTGTAAAAAATGAGGCTACGCAGCCTCAGGGTTGAGGAAGTGTAGCTCTGAGCGTTCCAGATTGAGCTGGAAGACCGGAATCTGCCGATAGGCGTGCGTGATTTCGTCACGAACGTCCACCTTGATATTCGGAACTTCCGTCTGGAGCGTGAGAAGAAGCGAGATGTGCTTCTCCTTGAAGGTAAAGTGCAGAAGACGAACGACTCGTCCGTCACTAGCTCGTACGCGCATGTTCCTCCTCCTTGAACAGCACGAGCTGTCCTAGGTCGTACCGCGTCGAGAACTCCGCAACATCGAGAATCGGGATATCTAGCGTACGCCAGACGTTCCCGTCCTTGAGCTTCACGTGGAGCGTGATGGACACCGCACCGAGACGGGCAACATCCACCAGCTCCCAGAAGTGCCAATCGGCGAGCCCGCAGACGCCCTCGCGTCCGTCGGGGAACTCGATTTTCACTTGCCCTTCCGCTTCTTCTTGTTGGAGCTGAAGGGATTGTGATGCGACGAGTGGAACGCAGGCCGCTTCACCGTAGGCGGCGGCTTGTTCTTCTCGGCTTCCTTCTTCTTCCATTCTTCGAGCGTCATGGCGACCTCCTAGAGAAACGGACGATACGTGGGGTTACTGGAGAGCTCGCGGATTTCCTTGAGCCAGCGTTTGAAAGTGCGATAGAGACGACACATGATTGCCTCCTCCCCCGCCAACCGAAGTTGGAGGGACACTCGTCTTTCCCATTTCGAGTGACGGGGGAAGAGGCATGGTGCCTATTCCTGACCGGACAACCACTCTTTCACCGTATTGACGATGAACGGAACGAACGAACCGACCGCGAGACTTGCAACTGGATGCGCTTGGAGAAACGACACGACGGTCGGATCGTTGAGCAACACCGGCACAACGGCGATGAGAAAACCACCGCCAGCAATGAGCGCACTTTTCTTGATTTTCTGCACCGTTTCTGGGCAGAACGATTGAGCGATTTGCATAGAGTTATTTAATTGAATATTGGAGCTTCCCAAGAACTGCTTGCAGATTCCCGTCCATCGTTGCCACTTTTTCCTTGATAACGGCGATGTCTTCACTCATTTGAATCGTTTTTTGACGATCTCGTTCGAGTACCTCGACGCGCGCCGCAAGAGCTTCTTGCTTGGCGTAGAAATAGCCGATGTTGAATAAGACACCTAAAAATACGATAGCGAGACCGACAGTGATTTTTGTTGAGTGAGAGAGTTCAGGCATAAAGAGCTAGTAAACGATATTGCGAATATTTCCGATGTTGACTACGGATGCGGTCGTAGGCGTATATGGGCCTGCCCAGTTTGCTTGAACAAATTGCGCACCCCAGAGTTTGATTGAGTGGCCAGCAGTTCCGCTTGTGCTGTTGTCCGGGTAGATGAAGATGTATGCCGAATTTCCGGTATATCCGGTGCGTGTAACGCTTACGCGCGTCCAAGATGTCGTTGATAATCCGGTAACTGAGTACAAAGACCCGATAACCTGTACGACGCTTCCTGGTCCTGAAATAACCTGCGCGTTCTGAGACGTAGCAACCCATGTTGATCCGTCGTAGATGCCAAAATATGGCGCGTTCGTCGTTCCTGCTTTCACCCAAAACGATAAGGTGTACGTTCCATTTTGGTTAATCGTGATTGCAGAAGGGTACGAGACCGACGCGTATGCTGTTGTGTTCACCGTCGCCGTATCGGCCGTCTGCGTTCCATCTGGTGCAATCGTATCCGCTGAAGAGATCGTGATATTGCTGCTCTTTGCCCAACGCGTGTTGAAATCTTGAGACGGATAAATAAGGTTCTGAGCTTGCGCAACGACGTTACGTACGCCGTTCTCATTGAATGGGGTCAACGTCGTCGCCTTGTACGGCCCAGCCCAATTCGCTTGAACGAGTTGGAAGTTGGTAAAGCCGTTGTTTTCCGTTCCAGCCGCTGTCCATGATTGAAGACCTGCCGTATCGCTGTTATTGAGAGCAAATCCGGCATTCCCAGTTCCAGCACCCGCCGCAGTCGTAGCTGTCATCTGGATGAAATACACGCCTGAAGTCACTTGCGTGATAGACGCAGTGACACCTGATCCGAGAGTGCCTTTTACGCCGTTCACGAGATCAAAACTCGCACCAGGTGTATTCACGCCATCGAATATACGCAATGCAACCCATCTGTTGTTGTTGTATTTCACATACCCCGAAAGGGTGTACGTCGTGTTTGGCTTGTACGTCGTCGTCTGAAGCAACGCGTGGATCTGCGTACCTGCCCCAGCCGTGAGTTTCGACATCGTTGTGGCGCCAGTCACCGGATTCGCATATTGATTGTCCGTAACTGTGAGCAAACCGCCAGCGAGCGAATAAGCTGATGCCGTCAAACCAGCATTCATTGCTTCTGAATATGCAAGTAGATTCTGTTGCTGCGCTATGATTGATCTTCCGTTTGGATTGTACGGTGTAGCGTCAATGCGTCGATACGGCGTCATCTGCGCTCCCCGCTCTACTTGCGCTCCATAAATATACAAAGAATCTTGATCAAGACCGTTGAAAGAAACGGTGCCGGATGCGGATGCAATGTAATAGTAAAGATGAGAGCCGTCGGAGATATACGTAATCCAACAGCGATACCAGCCATTTCCTGCGTACTGCATCCCATAGCTCAAATCTCCACCACCGCTCCCAATCGTGCCAGTGAATACATTGAAGTAACGCGCCACTGAGCCGCCATTTGGTGCAAGCGCAATCCAGCTTCGATTCGATGCTTTTACATACAAAGAGGCTGTCATCAATCCCGTGAATCCAGGAGTTGCTCTGTATGCAACGTGTGTGGCTCCAGCGGTGTTATCCTCGTGAATGATCTGTGCATTCGTACCTCCAAACGGATCAGTTACGTATGAAGCGGGGATACTTGCTCGCGTCTTTGTCCAATAGGCATTATCAAACGACTGCGTGTATTGCAGAAGGTTCTGCGTCTGATATGCCGTCGTTGGTCGAAACGTAACGTCGTCAAACCAGGCGTCCATGATGAGGGTGGCTGCGCCTGTGTGACCGTAAACGCGAGGGTTGACGTTGATCGCAACCGTATCCGCAGCCGTTGTGAATGTCCCCGTGTAAAGCGTCCAATCTGTTGTCGTTTTTACTTTCGTCGATTGGAAACTTCCTGATGCAGTACCATCTGCTTTAGCAAAATTGAACATGATCGACGCCCCATCGTTTGAATCACCGCTTACGTAGTTCGTCTTCATTCTGAACGAATACGTGTATGACGTGGATGGAAGAGCTGGGTTTGTGCCAGCCTGATAGTACGTTGTTGCATTTATGAAGACCTGCGCGTATTTGTTCGCTGTTTTTACCGATATCTTCAACGAGTTGCTTCCTGAATATTTCACGCTACTATCAAACTGTGCTTCGGAATCACCCGCGACGCCATTTTTGACCAAGTACATCTTAAAAAGGTCATTCGTCGTGCTTCCAATGGCGGTTCCATCAATATATTTATTTGAGTTGTTCGTCGCCGCCACAAACGGCGGCGCATACTCAAAATCACCGTTTTTAACGAGATTGGAGTTGACGAGAGAGCGAGCTTTTGAGGGGGTGTCGGATACGAATGTTGCTCCTGTAATTGTTCCGTTGTGTCCGTTGCCTGATGTGTCATTTAAGGTCGTTCCAGCACCTTCGCTTGAAAGGTACTCAGCGACCATTGAGGTCTTGTAGTCGCTTGGAAGTTGGTCAATGCCGTAATACAGCGCGTCCTGTTCTGCGGTGGTGAGGATGCGGTTGAAGACGCGGAGACGGGAGAGGTAACCAGGAAAACGAGTGAATGCTCCAGAATCGTTACCGATAAAATCGTTTGTCGTTGCGGCCGTTGGAGTGCCTGACGATTGATCTGCCGTGCCTGACGGCGCGCCATTGATGCGGAAGTTCGTTACGCCACCAGACGTGCGCGTGACGCTGAAGAAATACCACTGATTTGTATTTCCAAGAGCGGCCGATGCGGCGTTCGTCGATCCGTTTGAGACAAGCGCCAGTGTTCCAGCGTTCAATCGAAGAATGAACTTTCCATTTGATAACACGCGTCCAATAGTGCCAGCGATCGTGTTCGGCCTCATCCATCCCGTCATTGTCACATTTCCCGTCCCAATAAAATCAGTGCCAGCATCAACCTTATCGCTCGATGCGGAGAAATTGAGACTCGCCTTTATATCTCGAACTGCTAAGCGTGCGGCGAATGTCGGCAACGGAAAAAGCCCCGTAAGAAACGAGGCGAGAGCGAGCCAAGCGACGAGTTTACGGAGCTTTTTCATAGACTAGCGATAGGAAAGCGTGATGTATGGGGCCTGATTTCCTGATACGACGAGCGTCATGCCAGTCGTCAAGATGCGGTGGACATGCTGCGTAAACGGCGTCGATGTTGCATCAAGCAAGATGTCCTCAACCGGAGTGCCAGTAACCGTCAAAGCGTCATAAACTTTCAACTCTGTCCCATTTGTCCCTCGATTAAAACGAATCGTGTCGATGTATCCAGTTCCAGACTTTACAGCGAGCGCTGTCCCGTTCGTCGTCGTTGTGTACCCAGAAAACTGCTGCTCGACTTTCATCACGTCATTAGTCAAGTCTTCACCAGCTCCACGCGTGTACTGATTCACCTGCATGTTTCCGAGCGAATCAAGCTGAAACTGTGAGAACTGGCCGTTTGAAAGTGTGGAAGGGGACGAAGAATACACGCCACCAACAGCAGACGTCGAAGATGGCGATGTAATGAGCCGGCCATTTCGGTCAACGGCAAGAGCGGAACCATACCCATCCATCAAAACAAGATCGGTCGTTGTCGCGTTGTAAATACCAGGCAAATCAGCGTTCGAAGGAACGGCAGCGCCGATAGATACGCCAGCGATCTTTTTTGTAATGGTAGATCCACCGCAAAGAGACGCAGCAAAGGCCGTATTTTGAGCCGCTGTGCCTTTGTAATTCAGAATACCCAACTGAGTAGCAAGTGACACGCGAGACGCCACAGATCCTAAAATCTTGCCTTGAGACTTATAGCAATCCGCAAGCGTCAACGTCGCGGCAGATGCTTGTAGCGCAGGCGAGAACGCAACGATTGCCGCCACAGCGCTGAAAATGAATGTTTTGAGTTTGTTCATAGATGTTAGATGTGAGCCCTCATCCCGCCCCCCGAAGGGGGAGGCGAGGGAAGGTTCAAGCTACGGCGCGAGATAGGTGACGAATGCCTGTCCCGAGTTTGTCGTCGTGGAGGAATTAACGACGAAATACTCACCGCTCTTCCATGCCGAATACGCCGTCTGAGCTGTCGATGTCGTCGTAATGACGTCAACGCCATTCACGCGCGTAAGGACTGTGTTGAGCACCTTTGTATACGCAGGCGCAACGCCTGGATATGAAGATGTACCAGCGGTCCATGTAATTGAGCCGACACTGGCAGCGGTACCGAGGTCAACAACTCCAGCGCCGGTAACAATGCGCGTCTTTCCTGAGGAATTCAGGAAATACGCAGCCGTCGTCGTCGAGCTCGAGAGCGTTGTCGCGACTTTTGCCATTGCGTTGCCCGTCAACGATCCTGAGACGTACAGGTTCGTTGAGGAAACATTGCGAGAGCTATCCACAAATGACGTTCCATTCACGGCTAAGCCGGCGTCAAAAGACTCCTGCGTATTGTGAATGAGGCCGCCAAGCGGCTTATCCTCGCCCTGCAGACCCGTAGAAGCTGCAAAGAGCTTCGATTGGAGCGCGGCGACATCACGGAGAAGCGTCGTGCCAACAACGAAGAGAAGCAGCGTGCAGGCCGTAGCGAGAACAGCTGTGTAAATAGCGAGTTTTTTAGGATATTCGTTCATAGCGGTTTTCAAAGCCGGTTAAGAATTAACGGCTTGTGGACTAGAACGACGAGGAATCAACTTTGACGTTGACGATTTCGTTTTGACCTTGGTTGAAGGTCTTAATGCCGAACACCGTGAGAGGCATGACGTTCATACCGCGCTTGCCATTCGCAACCGTGGATGCCGTTTCAACGTCTGGTTCCTTCTGGACAACGACGTCAATCGCCTTCTTCACGCCAGCAAGCGAGTGCTGCGTCTTCTTTGACCAGACATCGGCTGCGTCCGATCCGGTAACCGTCAAATACGACTGGCCCTTGTGATAGACCGTGATGTAGGTCGTTGCCGCAGATGCGACCATCTGCTGCACCGTGCGAAGGTCAGAACCAGAGAACGCGACGCCAGTGGCGGTCGTCGTACCCGGAGCATTGATCAATGTCGCAAGGTTCGTGAGAGTCGTTGCAAGGTCAACCGTCTGCAATACGTTGCCAGCCGTTGTCCCAATCGTAGAAACGAAGGTAAACGTGACGCCGCTGATCGTGATCGTGTCTGCATTGGACGGGTTATTTGCCGGCGTCCAGATTGCAGAGGCGGTCAAGTTGTTGCTGACGTACAGCTGCAAGCCAGCCCAGCGGCCAACGCTGCCGTATTCACCCGTCTTGTCGCCGAGGATAGATTCCTTTCCGGCGATGTACTGCCACAAAACATCGAACAACTGCGGGGAGAGGACCCAGAAGCGATTTGCGCGCTCCATGTCTGCATTCTGCTTATCAAGAGCAAGGTTGATCTTGGAAGCGAGCTTGCTGATCGTGGAGGTCGTGACCGTATGCGGCGTGCCAGACGTCCCGCCCATCGTCCCGTCATCAATGACGTTCGCAGATGTTGCGTTGACGACTTCATACATGACTTCAGCATCGATGATTTCACCAAGCTTCTTGCCTGCATCTTCGCCCCACGCTGCGGCGGCGTCCCACTTGTTCTGAAGTTTATCGACATCATCGATGTACATCAGAATCGTCTTTTGTTTGTTGATCGTAAGCGTATCAGACACGGCCGTGAGATCCTGCACCGTTGCGGCAGTACCTTTGACGTAGTCTTCAACAACGAGGTTCGAGCGGTACGGGCGATCAACGATCTGGCCGTACGAGAGAGTCGCTTGTTCATCTGACGAGCAGATTGCGCGATAGACGGTCGTCTTAAAGCGCTTGCGACCCATGATCTTGCTCCAAAACTTTGGAGAAAGGGGAGTGAGTGCGTTTGCCATAGTGTTAAATGAGAGCTCTCACACCCCGCTGCGCTATTTCTTGCCTTTTGCCCACTCGATATAGGCGTCAAGCTGCGCGCCGCTCATTGCGTCAATTTGATCGTCCGTGAGCGATGAAAAATCAATGCTCTCAGAGTTTTCGCTATTGCGCTTTGGCGTTGGCGATTCTGCCGTTTTTCGGCCAGCTTTCTTCGGATTATCGTGTAGGTATTCGAGCGCGATACGTCGCAGCGACGTGTTGATATTTTCTTCAGAAAAGGCGAGCTCCTTGATTTCCTTTTTCTGGTCGGCAAGGTCTGGAAACTCTTTGAGGATGGAGTCGAATTCGTTTTCAAATGCGACTTCTTGAGACTTTTCTAAGCGCTCTCGCTCAAGCTGTTGGTTCGCCTGCTTCAATGCCTCAATCTGCTCGTTGATTTCTTTCGGCAAAACTGCACGTTTTGATGCAATTTTTGCGATAGAATTTGCAAGATCGTTGGCAAGTGACTCATCTAAACCATGCTTTTCTGCGAGCTCCTTAGCCGTCTCTTTGACGTCATCCAATTGCGCCTCAGTCGGTTTTTCCGGAAGGACATTGAGTTTCGCTCGTAGCTCCTGCGCTTCTTTTTCCGCAGCAATTGCGCGGCTTTCAGCGTCTTGTCGCTTGTGGCGTTCCTCGTTGTATTTCACGACAGGGACAGACCGTGGCGTACGTTCCGTTTTTGCCGGTTTTTTTTCTTCTTCAACTGATTCGTTCTCCACTTCTGGAGATTCCTCAGGTTCTTTTGGCTGTTCTTCCTTCTTCTCCGGCTCCTTTGGAGCTTCTGGAGCTTTAGGTTCTTCAGCCTTTGGTTCTCGTCCTGAGATTTCAAATCCCTCAGATTCGAGTTCCTTGAATACATCCTGGACTTCTTGTGAAGCGGTCTCAGGCGCTTGAATGTCGTTAGACATGGAAAGTATTTGTTATCGAGGCGCTTAGCCCCGCGCTCGATTAAAAAGCTCGAGCTGTGCTTAAAAAGGCATATGGCCGCCTTTAGCCTTTACAAAAAACCTCCGATACACTCGGAGGCTTCCTATGGGGTTCCAGTGACAAAATCTTCCGGAAAATGTCACTGAAAAGCCCCCTAGGAGGCATCCAAGTGTGTTCGGAAGATTTTAATTGTCTTGTAAATAGCGACTATCGCGCCAATCCGTACAAAAGGCGCGTTCCAACCTCGATGTCATCACCAGACCCGATCAAGCGATTCCAGTTATCCATGATGACGTAGCCATCACCAACGCGGAAAAGCGTAAACTTTCCCTTTGATTCAACAAAAACTTTTTCAGCCGGCTTTTTTTCAGCCGGCTTTTCCGATGGAGTCTCAAGAGCTGACTCTTTGACAGTAGCCGTGTTATCAACCGCTACTTCCGCCCCTTCCACCGGAAGGGTATCAACCTTCTTTTTTCTTCCCATAGTGTTTTTCTTGGTGCAGCGCTTTTGTAATTGCGAACAAAGCACCATCAATGAATGAATAAAACATGTTTCCAATATCGAGAGGAGTGCGCAAGACGTCGATGATTCCGCCAAGCAAGCGATCAATCTCGCGGTTGAATGTCGAATGCTTCAATACATTGCGCACAACGCGATGATCAATGCCGTCCTGAGAGGACACGCGCCCTGTCACGTTCTTGTCTCGATATGAAATGAACATGGTATCGTCTCGTGGGTCGCACACAATGATGAGCATGTTCCGATGCGCATGCGCGAATCGCTGAACATTCAGCATCTTGTGTTCATACCACCAGCGCTTGATGAAATTTGGCATGGTAGTTGGTTAAATCGGTGAGAGTATAGGTTTGCATGTTTTGCGTTGCAAGTTTTTCGCTATTCCAACTCGTATGCCACTTCTCCAGCGAGATGCTGAAGGCGTAAATCCGCGTCAAACGTGACGAGAAAGTTTGAAATGACATCTCGCTCGTTTAGCAGCATTTCTCGGTCAATAACGTCCATTTTTCGCTGATTGAGAAGTAAGTCGTTGATTTCTTTGATGCGTACTTGATGCGCGGCGACCATGCCTTTGATGACAAAATGGTCAGCGAGCGCACGCACAGCCTCGATCTCGCCAACGCTCCTTTTCCACAGCTCGACACGACGAAGAAAAACTTCGTCATAATCATTTGCGTTGATTGACCCGAGCTTCTCAAGGATTTCAGATGATGTCTTCATACTATGCGATTGGGGTTGTTTCGCTTGGGATGCCTGGAGCTGGCGCATTCATTGGCGTCATTGCTTCTGGAGCCGGAGCGCCGGAAACGGAAGGGGGAATTGACCCCATACCCATCTGCGAACGCTGGCGCATAGCCTTTCGCTGCATGTTTTCCATGACAATATCGTTGTGCGACTCAGAATACGCCATGATGCGCTGAAAGAGAGCCATGTCGTCATCCGTGTTATCCATGGCAAAATCAAGGAGCTTCTGCTGAAACGCCGTATTTGCTCCGCGAAATATTTTTGGCGTCTTTCCAGCAACAAGCTCTTCAAGTGCCTCAGCTGCGCGCGCCAAAACCTCACGATTTCCATAGTTCTCAACATCCAAAGCCGCTCGAACTTCCTCATCCGTGAACTCGCCATTGAGCAAAATCTGCTCATTTGCCCACTGTGGATTGACGCCAGAAACAAGCGCGGGATTGGATATAATTGCGCTAATCGCATTTGTGCGGCGTGTCTTTTTTACCTCGTTGACTTGCATTTCCGATGCGCTCGACTCAACGGATACATCCATATCTGGATTGATTTCCGATCCTTTGATTGAGTCCCATTCTGCGCCATTTTCACCGATAATCTTCACCGCCTGAGATTTGTTAAGATGCTCATAGCACGCCCACACAAAAGCGCGTCCAATAGCCTTGTGGCACTTCGTATAGCTCTTGTTGTACATGCCAAGGCGGTCCGCAACTTGCTGCATGTTCCCTTGGTAGATACCGACCTTCACATCATCCGCTTGCCCCTGAGTCGCAGCTGTCACTCCAGACTTTTGTCCGGCAATGTTATCAAGCCAATTCACGAGGTTGATTGTTCCATTCAATTCCGGCGTTTGAAACTCATAAATACCCTCAGAGATTTGGCGCGTCGTCGTTCCGGCCTTTATCGCGACAAGACCGTTTGGCCGATATTCAAGCTCAGCACCGTCAAACATCTTCGGATCGTACGCGCGCTGTCCAAAATTGCGCTTTTGGCGGTTATCAAGCTCCTGGTTCAAGAATAGGCGAATGGCTTCGGAAATGGGAGAGATGTCATCTGCCGGAGCCTTGCTCCAGAAGTTGAATGTATCACGATGTGTCGCCCACGACTTCCATTGCCACATGCCGCTTTCGAACATTTCTTTGAGCGGGACGCAACGAATAGCAAGACCGGTTGCGTAATTCCACAGAACATAGTAACGCTCGCCATTCACGACGGTTCCAGATTCAATAAACCTGTCCGTTGCTTCCGCCATGAAGTTGTACATTGCGGACATACCAAGTGCATTCAATCGACTGGCTTTGTTTTTATATCGGTCTTCGTTCTCTTTGATTGAGCTTTCCGTCAATCCAGCAAGGACCTGCACGACCGCCTTCTTGTCGTAAATGCCTTGATCAGCCCCTTCGAGCAAATCGCTTTTTCGCTTAAAAATGTTGTCTTCTCCGAGAAATCGCGCGCGCTCGATATCGCCGCCCGCTGTTGGGTCGATGTAGAAATCGTAATGATCAGTATTGAAAATGTTGAACTTGAAACCATTATGCGATTCGCCAAAAACCTTGAAGATAGCGCGACCTGACATGATGCCGAGTTTGCGACCATCCAAATCAATCAAATCATAATCAAAATCGTCCTTCTTGCTCGTTTTGTCCCAAAGAGCCTGCAATTTACGGCTAACACGAAAATCTGATTCTTCAGACGGCAAAAACCGCAAAAGCGGGTAATCATCCAGCTTCGACATGAGCGTATCAACAAAGCCGGACATGACCGGAACTGGGATGTTGAAACGGCCTTTCAGTGTCTTTTTTACTCGTCCAAAGTACTGATCTTCGATTTCCTTCCAAGCATTTGCGCGACCCTGACGGTAGATAATGCCGTTCTCATATTCATCGCGGCATTGTTTTACGATTTGCTCGTTCGTCATAGTGTGTACCGGACCTAAGCGCCGGATTGTGCTCGGAAGATTTTTTGTGTGAAAACGTGCGGGTTAGAGAGTAAAATTCCTAGCAATGACCTTCTTTCCACGTAAAAGCGTGAGCTTTCGTGGATCGTCCTCATTTGCAGCAAGTCCGTATCCAAACCAATCGCGTGCCTGCGGGAACTTCTCCATGAGGAGTCGATGCAGCCGCGGAATCGACCGAAGTATAAAGTCGTGCCGCAAGTCTTGCAAAGAGTCGCTCTGCTTCGAGAGCATAACGCGCACCTGTTTTGTACTAGCCTTCATAGATGCTTTGTGGTTCGTATTCAGGTTGACGATACCGATTTTCCTCTTCCTTTTCTTGGAGCATAAAGTCTTCCATGCCGTAGCGAATGGCATCCATCGCGTGGTTCCATGCATCCATGGGGACGTTGATAATTCGACCATCGCGATCAGTCATCCACATGTAGTTGCGAAACTCTTTTATGATATTGACGCTTCGCTTTGTGACGCTGATCTTTTGATTCTGGACAAATTGAATACCCGAATTAACGCTTCCAACGCCTTTGAGGGCAGGCATAATCAACACGCCATGCAAACGAATCTCGTCTATACTCTTCGGCTCCGAGCTATCCGCTTTTACAAGAGACTTTGGATCATTCAGCAAGATATCCGCAATTTGCTTGTTGCTCATCCCTTTCTGGTATATTCGTTCGTCAACGATAAAACCTCCATTGTACTTATAGATATCAACAGCAGCACTCGGATCATTTGTATAACCAAAATCTAAGCCTATACGTTCAATTCTAGCTTCATGCGGTATCTCATCAATTATTTTCCAATCTTTGAATATACGACCTTCTGTGACGCCCAGCTGCCCCTCCCCGTACACCTTCCACCAGTTTATATTCGCTCTGCGCTGCTCAATAGATGCAACAATGTTTGGATCAAGCGCTTCATTGTCCTTGTATGTGAGAATAATCAATTCCGCGTCGTCGCGCTTGCCTATAATATCCGTGTAAAACCAAAACTCATTCGTTGGGTTCCAATCGCAATAAATAAAACTCTTCGTGCGCACCTCAAGCTGATCAAACGCTTCATATGGGACATTGTTCGCCTCATTCACAAAAAGGCGATCACGACGCGGACCGCGCACTTTTGAAGGCTGATCCGCTGAAAAGAACTCTAAACGCGAGCCGGTTTCAAATGTATAAATGAAATCCGACTTATTCCATGCGTCGTCGCGGTAGTATCCATGCTGCTGCATGATAGAAAGAAAATCACGGATACAGCCGCGTTTTAGATGCGGAAACGATTCAGATACCACAGACGTAAGGGTTGGCGTCTTGTCACTTTGCGCCAAGTGAATCAAGTAAAGGAGGACGCTTACTGTTTTGCTTGCTGACGTTCCCCCTTGTATTCCTCGTATCCGTTTTCTCATCCGCATGATCTTTCGCGTTGCTGTTGTCGCTTGATACATAGCCTAAAATTGGCGTAGGAAGATCTTTGCCGTTCGTTGTATGGTCAATCTTGTCTCCGTATTTTTTCGGTTTAAGCTTTGAAGCAATCCATTTACGCGTTTCTACGCGCAGCTTCGAACGATTTGTCACTTCCTTATTCTCAATCTCGTATGATTTATCGCCTTTCCCAATCGTCATCAAATCATTACTACCATCATCAGCAATCGCAAGCATTTCATCGACTAAAAGATCAGCGCTTTCTTCTTTTGCGCGCGTATATTGGTCGAGAAAGTCCTGGTTATCGTGTAGCCAATTAAAAACCGTGGATTTGTCCGGCATGTCATCCGGCTCACAAACAGTCCGCAAAGACTTTCCATCAGCAAGCCCTGCGCAAATCTTTGCAGCAAGATTCTGCGTATACTTTGTAGGTCTACCAATTTTTTTATTTTTCGCCATATCATTCAATGGATAGGTAATCCGCCGCGAGGGTAACGACGCACGCGAATCGTGTCCATACCCTTGACGTTTCTCAGCAAATATGGTTGTAGTGTAACCGCTAAATCAATCCTTGTTTTCTGTGCCTGAAAAGGCAGCGCATTGCGCTCGTTGCGGACAGAGACGGATTGCGGTATTTTACGATATACCGCTGACAACTCCGTGTGTAAGCCCGCAACGCTGAAACACGGAATAATTGTCGGCGGTTTTATGATACTCAGTACAGCATTAGAAGAATTTAAGCAGTGGGGAATGACCGTATACGCTCCGTGTACTGTTCGCACATACACAGACCTCATAAAACGGTTTATAGGCTACGCGGGAGATATTCACGCGCAAGATGTCACAATAGCTCATCTGACGGGCTATTACGCTCATTTGAAGGCAAAGAAGTACCATGACAGCTCAATCGCCTATATGCTCATTGCATTGCGGCAGTTCATGAAATACCTCTTTTTGCGGCGAGTCATTTTTTGGGACTATCGCCTCGTACGCATTCCGAAATACGTATCTACGCCATATACGCCCATTGAAACAGAAGAAGCTAAGGCGATGGCGGATAAAATACTAGCGGACCGGCTTCTCACTCTTCGCGACAAAGTTATCATCCTTTTTCTTTATTCATCCGGCGTACGCGTCTCAGAGCTTTGCGACCTGCGTATAGGCCAAATCATCAGAGGAGAACGAAGAGCCGTTATTATTTCAAAGAAAAATAGAAAAAAACGAATGATTTTTTGGAACGACGAGACAAACGAATATCTCATCGAGTACCTTGAAAAAAGAAAAGAAGTGGCAAAAACGGATCATGTATTTATATCCATGGCTCAGCAAAACAGGGGAGAAGGGATGACAACGCGATCCGTCCAGCGAATCGTAGAACGCGTACGAGAACGACGGTGCATTTCTCCGCATAGCTTCCGGCATGGATTTGGCATGAGAGAAGTACAAGCGCGAATCCACCCGCGATATATCCAAGCGCACCTCGGCCACCTGCATCTCAACAGTTCGCAAGTCTATATGGACATTTGCGATCCAGACGTTCAAAAAGCCTATGACGAGGTAGGACACTGATCGTCGAATTGGAAGTCAGAGGGGATCACGAGGCGATGGACGCGGATCATCCGCTTTTTAACGACCTTCTTTAATCGTCCACGACGGGCGAGGTCTTGAGCCTTTTGATTCGGCATCCCTCGCGCACGAGCCCAGTCAGACAAAAGGATGTATTTCGTAGTCATGCAGCGATATTACCCTATATTTATAGGCGTGTCCATAGCATGGAGTTATCCACACCTAGCTCTTGACGATGTCCATCATATGGACTATGATATAGTCATCGCTGAGAGGGAACGGGTGAACGGAAGAATCGGTCTCGACTGGTTCCATCCGAGATCCCTAAGGGAATCACCAATGAACGGACGCCCCGCGACGGTGACGAAGAACCTCGACAACAGAACGAACGAATTACTTACAAAGCCGATGGGTTGTGTAGGTAGGCAATCAAACGATTGTTTTTCTTTCTTCATCATGCGTCGCACAAACGAACTTCAGCGACACAGAAAGAATCTGCCTACACAACCCACGGAATAACCGTGGGTTTTTGTTTGCTCATGGCGGGCGCCAATGGGGGTAAAAGCATGAATCCCTCATTGACCCGCGCCACGAGCGTGCAAAAGCCTGCACCACACATATGCGATACAAGATCGAACAAACATTTCTTCCAAAGCGCGTGCGCTTCGGGGCTCGTGATTTTATTGCGCTATCCACGCTCATGGCTGGCTCGTTGCAAGCATTTATTTCGCCTAACCCATCAATTATGAAGGACTGCCCACGTTGCGGGTTTCCATGCTTCCAAGAAGCAGACATCAAAGCGATTGAAGATCTGGGCATGTGCTTACTTTGCGACAAAATCCAAGCTGACATCGAATCCGACAGGGATATCGACATTGAAACTGAAATTATGGAGGAGGACTAACACACGTATATGACAAAAAAACCACAAGAAAATGATTCTGTAAGCATCGTGCAAGCGCCAGCACATGTAGCTCCAACGGCTGAAATACTCATTGCGCAAGCACTTGATAAAGGGCTTTCTGTAGAAACAATCGAGCGCCTCTTAGCCATGCGCAAGGAATTGAAAGCAGAGGCAGCAAAAGAAGCATACGACGAGGCAATGGCGAACTTTCAGGCGGAATGTCCGGTCATCGAAAAAGACAAGAAGGTGAACTTCATAACTAAGGCTGGAGATAGGGTTGACTACGCATACGCTCCGCTCGATTCGATTGTACGACAGGTAAAGGAGCTTATTGCCAAAAACGGCTTTAGCTACAACTTCAAAACAGAAGAAAGCGCAGAAGGCGTAAGAACCGTTTGCATCGTCAAGCACAAACTTGGTCATACGGATTCCAGTGATTTCATGGTCACAGGGGGAGGCACATCTCTCATGTCAGCAGCGCAGATCAAGTCTTCAAAAGCAACTTATGCTAAACGAAACGCGTTTTGCAATGCGTTTGGGATTATCACGGGAGATGAAGATAACGATGCTCCAAAGACAAAAGAAGAAGCTAAAGCAGAAACTCAAGCGACAGCAGAGCAGCGCGCCGAGATCGAAAAATTAACCGTAGAAGCAGGACTAACGACATCCGACGTAGCCACGCGTTGCCGGCAAGATTTCGGTGTATCAATCACTGAAATAACCGGAGTTCAAGCGCAGGGCCTTATTGATCGCTTAAACATCCGCATCAAAAAAATGAAATCAGGAACATGATATGAAAGTTTTCACCTTTGAAGACCGCGACCAATGGCTCGCGGCTCGTCTTTGTAAAATCACAGGATCGCGACTGAAAGACATTGTTGTAAAGCGGGGGACTGGCAAAAAAATCGGATTCTACGAGCTCATCGCTGAGCGCATTGGCATTCCGGCGGACGATGAAAATCCAATGGAACGCGGGTCGCGACTTGAATGCGAAGCCGTAGATCGGTTCGAAGCGATGACAGGAAAAAAAGTTGATACATCGCTCGTCATTTGGGAGCGCGAAGATAACGAAAACATCGCCGTTTCTCCGGACGCATTCGTTGCGCCAAAAAGCGGAAAGAGCATCACGGAAGCCGTTGAAGTGAAATGCTTGTCGTCCGCTCGCCACATCGAAGCCGTACTGACCAACGAAGTCCCGAGCGAATATCACGAGCAAGTCATGCAGTACTTCATCGTGAACGAGAATCTCCAGAAGCTCTATTTCTGTCTGTACGACCCTCGATTGAAGGTAAAGGACTTCCATGTCATTGAAGTGGCTCGGGAAGCCGTACAGGACGAAATTGAGGCTTTGCACGCATACGAGAAGGCGACGCTTGACGAGGTTGAAAAGATTGTTGGTGAGCTCATGGCTTTTTGACGCATATGCCAGACGCATCATTCAAGGCCATGGTTCAGGACGGAAAGATGGTGATCCGCGATGACACAGCCTTGAATGCATACCTCTGGCGAATGAAAAACGGGGAGGAACTGGAACTCAAGATATCCAAAAAACGGAGGACGAGAAGCCAAAATCAGAACAACTGGTATTGGGGCGTTGTCCTCCCCGTTATTTCCAGAGATACCGGCCATTCTGTCGAAGAATTGCACGAAATATACAAACGTCGATTCCTGCAACCGAAGGAAGTGAACTATCGCGGAAAAATCATCAGATTGCCCGGATCAACATCACGGCTATCCAAGGCGGATTTCTTTGAATTCGTCGAAAGAATTCGAGCAGATGCCGCAGATATCGGCATCTACATTCCAGAGCCAGAGCAACACCTATGATTGAAAAAAATGGATGGGTAAAAATTCATCGAAAAATGCTTGATTGGGAATGGCACGGTGATCCAAATGTCGTCGCACTGTTTGTGTATATTCTGCTGACCGTAAATCACGAACAAGGGAGATGGCAGGGGTTAGAGGTCAATCCAGGTCAAGTTATTACTTCTTTGCCAGATTTAGCGAAAAAAGTAGGTTTGACAATTCAACAGGCAAGAACTGCGCTACTCAAACTGAAATCAACAGGCGAGATAACAGACAAGATAACAAACAAATTTCGCTTAATCACGGTAAAAAAGTGGAACGAATACCAGAGCGATAACAGGCAAAATAACAGTCAATCAACAGGCAAGCAACAGGCAAATCAACAGGCAAGCAACAGGCAGCATATAGGAACGCGCGCGTCGGAAAGAATGCAAGAAGATAAGAATGTAAGAAATAAAGAAGGGGAGGGGAATGGGGTGCAGGGGGAGGAAAATCGCTCGCTCACGCTCGCGCCAACGCCAGGCGATAACGCAAAGAATTTTTTTGACACACCGGAACGCCATGAGAAGGCCGTAGCCTACTACGTGAGCAGGGGCATGTCGGAAGAGTTTGCGCGATTCAACGTCCAAAAGTTCGTGAGCTACTGGACCGAGCCGAGTCGCTCAGGGAAAAAAATGCGCTGGGAGATGCAGGAAGCTTTTGAGATCACACGGCGACTCGCGACATGGATGTCAAAAGCGGAATCCGACTCGCCACCATCTGTGCAAAGCGAACGAAGTTTGCAGGAATCACTAAAAAAATTGTCCTATGCAGATTGAAACAAACAAATACATCGAACACGGTCGCGGGCAAATCGAGGCAGCTCGAGCCGCATTCTTGCGAGGCGAGTCGCCTTTTCAGAACTTTGGCCTCGGCGCTATGACGGCGCAACAGCGAGCGAAGCTCATCGCGGAAGGAAAGATTGTCGTGCGAAACGGAATGGACGCGGTTGCGTTAAAGCGCATCGGCGTTATCGAGTACGAGATGTACAAAACAAAAGAGATTCGGCGAGTGACGGTGTACGGATCGGAGGCTCAAATCCAAATGAAACTAGATGCGGCAGATACGCAGATTAAAAATGCGCGCGGCTCGGTGTTCTATCGAGAAATCGAATTCGTTCCTGCGTGGGACGGTCAATTCTGATATGCCAATACCGATCAGGGAAATCGTCGTTCCGTTCAAAACCAAAAAAGCGGCAGAGGCAAGTTTCGATAGCGCGAAAGACTCAAAAAGATTTTCGCGCGTTGAGATTCGATTCAACGAGCGCTTTGTACACTGGGAGCTTGTTTGCGAGCTTTATCCAAAAACGAAAAGAAAACTATGAAAATTATCGACCCCATCTACGGGCGCCGTCGCGAAAACTGGTTTTTGCGAAAACTGCGACACGATGCGCCAACGATTTTCATTTTTGGCGGGACGCTGGTCATTATCGCTGTCGTTTTTCTGAAAGTATGCGAATCGTAATTTCGCTCTCAGAGGCCCCGACAGACAACGGAAGGCATCAGATATCAAGATTCGGTCGAAGACTCGTCCCAACGGCCAAATTTGCCCAATGGCAGGGTCATGCGATAGCGGAGGTACGTGCTCAGAGACGCGGGAAGATGCTTGTACCCACGTTTGAGTCTCCGTTGGTGTACCGAATCAAGGTCTACATGAAGAACAAAAGAACAGATCATACGAACTATCTTAAAGGCGTCCAAGACGTACTCAAACATGCGGGGATTATCAAAGACGACAAATTCGTGTGTCCGCAGTTTGAACCGTGCGACATTGATGCCAAAAATCCGAGAGTAGAAATAACGATATGAAAAAACTCATCATGCTGCGCGGACTTCCGGCGTCTGGAAAGACAACGTATGCGCTCGATGAAGTGCGAAAGTCTGGCGGCGTGCTCAAACGCGTCAATAAAGACGAGCTTCGCATGATGCTTCATGCTGGAGAGTGGTCGGATGATCGAGAGCGATTTGTTTGCAAAATCCGTGACAAGATTATTGTTTCGGCTTTGATATCAGGCCATTCGATTATCGTGGATGACACAAATCTTCATCCAAAACATGAGGCAAGATTACGGCAGCTTGCGCATGATTATCGCGCAGAATTTGAAATCGTACAGATGAACGCGGACGTCGAAACATGTGTATCTCGCGATGCGAATCGAAGCGCTCCGATTGGGGAAAAAGTCATTCGACAAATGAACGAACTCATAACAAAATCATGAATAATAGAAAGCCTAAAATGACAAACTGCGTTGATTGCGGATACAGATTTGAGGCGAAATCAGCAAAAACGAAAAGATGCCCGCAGCATAGAATGGAATCAGATTTAGCGCGGCGTGCAATCTCTAATTCCTTGCGACAAAGAAGCGTTTAATATGTCCGAATTTCCAAAAGGTTCCTACATCGTTCGTGATGGTGAGCGCAGAAAGATTCTAGGAGAGGTGGGAG